CAACGGCTAATACAACAGTCAATGCTAAAATAAGAATTGGCGGAGGGGTAGTTATTCAGGGGAAGGTGGCTGCCTCTCTTCCAACTTAAGACAGGAGAACTTAATGGAATTTCCCAACTGGTTTGTTGGACAACAATATAATTTTGAAGAACAACTTAAACATCTTAGACGTAAACCTGACTTAAAGTTTCTACAGATAGGTGCATACACTGGTGATGCCAGTGCCTGGCTATGTGAAAATGTTTTAACCCATCCAACATCTACACTGATTGACGTTGATACTTGGGCTGGTTCAAATGAGAATGAACACAGCAACATTAATTTTGAACGAGTGTATGCTCATTACAAATATCGTATAAGCATATATGAAAAAGTTATAGTATTAAAAATGACTAGCGATGAATACTTTGCTGGTGATAATCAAGGTGAGTTTGATTTCATTTACATTGATGGTGACCACACCGCTGCACAGGTAGCACGAGATGCTGACAGTGCTTGGAAACTATTAAAGTCTGGTGGCATACTTGCCTTTGATGACTATGGATGGGGTAAGGATTTGCCTCCAGATACCACGCCAAAGCCAGCAATTGATAACTTCTTAGAGGCACACACTGGTGAGTACACTCAATTGGTTGACAATTACCAAGTTTGGATACAGAAGATATGAGAACTCTCGTCCGTTCAGTAGGACGCTCTGACATAGGTGGTGAACCTTTACCTGCTGTGTTCAAGACCTTTGCTACCAACAAGATTGTTTGCCGTCGCTCTGAGGTATCGATGTTTGCTGGTGTCCCTGGTGTGGGTAAGTCCACCTTAGCCCTGGGTCTAGCCCTCAAGATGCAGGTTCCTACCCTCTATGTGTCAGCAGATACTAACTCACACACTATGGCTATGCGCCTTGCGTCGATGATTAGCGGGAAGAATCAGACTGATGTTGAGTACTTGATGGATAAGGATACTAACTGGGCTAAGGCAGTACTACAGAAGTCAGCCCATATTGTGTGGTCATTTGAATCTAGTCCGACTCTGTTGGATATCAACGAAGAGGTCGAAGCCTTTGAAGAACTATGGGGTTGTCCACCTCAGGCAATCTTCATTGACAACCTGATGGACATAGCCACTGATGGTGGCGAAGAGTTTGCATCTATGCGTGCAGTAATGAAAGAGTTAAAGTACTTAGCCCGTCTTACTAATGCAGCAGTCATTGTCTTGCACCATACATCGGAGGCAGTACAAGGTAATCCGACACAGCCACGCTCTGCATTACAGGGCAAGGTCGCACAAATTCCCGCACTTATATGTACACTAGGGGTAGTGGGAACGTCAATGGCTGTCTCACCAGTAAAGAATAGATACGGAAAGGCTGATGCTAACGCTAACCTAATGTGTTGGCTGGCATTTAATCCTGAGTATATGTTCATTGATGACATACCAGAGAATGGTGGATGATGATTAGAGAAGAAGAAGATGATATGACGCAGGAGATGCGTGCATTCGTTTTGCTTGAAATCAAACGTGAGACTGCTGCTCTTGTTGAAAAGATTCAAGCAGCCAAGGTGCCAGTCACAGATGAGTGGACTGATGGATTGAATGCTGGTCTTGATTGGGCAGTACGTATCCTGAACAAGGATAAGAGTGCGTCGTGACACACGATGAATTGCTGGCAAAGATAGAAGCATCAGGATTTGTTCAAGGTAAAGATTATGTATGGAGTCTTGATGGACCAGCAGTAAAGAAGGCTAATGCAGCCCTTCGTGCAGTGGTGGAATTGCATAAGCCAATAGAAGAAGATGGAAAATTATGGTGTCAACACGAGGCTTGCTATAACCACATAGAGTTTTTAGAAAGAGACGATTGCGATTGTGATTATCCTTGCCCAACTATTGAGGCTATTGAGAAGGAGTTAAGTGCCTAGTCAATCGCGTAAGCATAGAGGGTACCGAAGTCAGAAAGTCTTGGCTAACTACCTTGCTGACAACGGATTCCCATTTGCGGAATCTACAGGTGCTGGTCGTAGTGGTTCTGATATTACTGGCTGTGTTGGTATAGACTTTGAAGTCAAGGCACGTACTGGATTTAATCCTGCTGCTGCAATAGCACAGTTAAAAGATAGAGCCAAGGGTGACCTCGGTGTTGTTGTCTTAAGACTCAATGGTCAAGGTGAGAAGTCGATAGGTGATTGGGTTTCGTTAATGAGAACAGAAGATTTAGTATGGCTACTACGGGAAGCAGGGTATGGTGATAAAAATTGACAATGATTTGCCCTCCATCAAAGCAATCCTTGAACACTACGGGGCAACCATACGTAGTACTCACGGACAAGTCAATCTTAGGTGTCCCTTTCACGGTGACTCACACCAAAGTGGTACAGCGAATCTTGATAAAAACATCTTCATCTGTTTTGCTTGTGGTGTGCAAGGAAACAGTATCCAAATCATCGTCCGTCAAGAAGGGCTAAGTTTCTATGAGGCACAGCGTTTTGCAGAAGGAATTACTGGGGAAGTCAGTACACAAGTACGCGGAAAGTATTCATCTGGCAGAAGATTACCTAGCAAGCAGAGGAATACCTCTGGAGGTAGCACGGTTGGCTCAATTAGGCGTAGTCGCGGAACCTGATACAGGTCACGAGCAGTACACAGGACGCTTATCAATCCCTTACATCACTAAGACTGGTGTTGTTGACCTAAGATTTAGAAGTCTTAACCCTGCAGTTGAACCCAAGTATATGGGTATGGTAGGAGCAGAGACTCGTATGTATAACGTGCTTGATGTGCAACGTGCAGGTGATTGGATTGGAGTGTGTGAAGGTGAACTGGATACCCTTACTATGTCTAGGTGCGTTGGCTTTCCTTGTGTTGGAGTACCAGGTGCGAACAGTTGGAAGAAACACTACACACGATTGCTCGCTGACTTTGAAAGAGTGTTCGTCTTTGCTGACGGCGATGCGCCAGGACGTGAGTTCGCCAATAGTCTTGCCCGCGAATTGCCAGTTACTGTCGTCGGGTTCGGAGACGGAGCAGATGTTAATTCAGTGTTCGTGTCCCACGGTAAAGACTTCATACTGGAAAAGATAGGGATTCAGTGAGCCAGGAACCCGAAGACCCACATAATTATTGCCACGATTGTCACCTACAATTTGATGATTCATTTCAATTAGTGGACCATTACTTTGAAGAGGGTGAAGAGTTCGACCCGTACTACATACTACCCAACGGATATAAACTTCTGCTAGGGTCACTACTAAGGTTTATGTTTAACCACGCTGATGACCCTAACCAGATAAGACTTATAACACAGTCCACCTATGTTACACTGTTCGCTAGTGAGAATGGTTACGACCTAGTAGATGAACTTGTTGAGGATATGGTAGTCAAGTCAGCACTCGTAGACTTTGACCAAAACTTAGCACGACTATTAGAAACGGGTACCAATGACGACGAAGGCGGAGCGTGAAGAGATATGGCAGATTATAAATCATCTAGTGAATCAAGGTCTGAAGGTATCAGCATACTCCAAGGAAGGTTCCTTCCTGATAGTCAACCTAAAGATTCCCCTGTTGCACGGGAACTCCACCTCGAAGTAAATCTTTCTAACTTAAGTCAGGAACTTTCTAACCTACTGCTCAGTAAGCATAAGGACTATGGTCCAAAGAATATATCCCTTGCCCCTGGCGGTGCCATCAATGGGTTGCGTGTGCGTATGCACGATAAGTTAGCACGCATTAACAACTTAGTTGATAGTGGTGCATCACCTGAACACGAGTCATTAGAAGATTCGTTTAAGGATATGGCTAACTATGCAATCATTGGGCTTCTTGTCTTAAGAGGTAAGTGGGATAATGAGTGAAAGAAAAAGAACTCTTTGAATGGTTGAGGGAAACTTACTTACCCGACCTCATCCACTCACCTGAAGAGTACGATGGATTCGATTGCACTACTGATAGATATAAAATGTTTATCGAACTTAAGTCACGAAAGACACACTACCCTGACTTGCTCATTGAGAAGATGAAGTACGACTTCCTTCTTGAAGAAGCAGGCAGGTTGGGGTTAACTCCTTGGTATATCAACTCAACACCTAATGGTGTGTGGGCTTTCCCTCTTCACTTGATGATAGACATTGAATGGAATGAGAAGTGGTTACCTAGTACGACAGAGTTTGCTAATAAGAATAACAAGATGAAACTGGTTGGCTTCCTCCACTTAGATAACGGAGTAAGAATAAAGTGACACTTGAATGGGCACGCATTGAACCTTGGCAGTACGTTGTTGATGCTGTTGCATCTGAGTATCACCGAAAGTTTAGTGATATAGATTTAGAAGACATCCGACAATCACTCTATCAATGGTTCCTTGAGCATCCCAATAAGTTAGATACGTGGGAAGCAATCGGAGTTAAGGATGCAAAGAACTTAATCTATCGTAGCCTACGTAACCAAGCATTAGATTACTGTCAGCATTGGAAGGCTAAGTCTGGTGGTTATGAGACAAGCGACCTGTTCTATTACGAGGCAGATATGGTTGAAGCCTTGCTCACTCCTGTCTTAAGAAGTGAATGGAATCAGTTAAACAAGGTGGACTTAGGTCGCCCTGGTCGTCCCTCTGCACCTAGTGAGGGTGGCAATATGATGGCGATGATGATTGAGATTGACTTTGCATACTGGAAACTAACTAAAGATGATAGGAAGTTATTGTTCCTGCGTCACGCTGAAGCAATGGACTTTCCCGACATAGCAAAAGAGATGGACTTAGGTAGTGAAGACACTGCTCGTATGAGACATAAGCGTGGCATTCGTAAACTTATCAACAAGATAGGTGGATTCAAACCCTATCGTGATGAGGATATGGCAGAGGTTACTCCACCTCAGGAGTAGATTCTGCTGGGTCTACGTGCATAACTTCTGAATAAGAATCGAAGAACTCTTCTATCTCTTTGCCACTAGCGAACTGTAAGTTCTCGCTCTTTGTTCTTGCACATACAGAACAGCCGCCGTTCTCACATATATCACACATTGTCTAACCTCCTGTTGAATAGAACCCGCTACCATTGAAGCGGATTGCTGGTGTGTTGTATATTCTACTTGATGTATGACCACAAACGCAAGTAACTTCTTCATCGCGTTCTTCTACCTTACGACTTAGCACTGTGTGTGCCATACATTTATTGCAACGATACTCATACGTTGGCATTAGTTATCCACCATTACTGCCACAACGTGGAAGCCATTCTTCTTAAAGTCTTCAAGCAACTGCATAAATAATTCCTTAGGCACGTGTGCCTCCACAAATAGGTGCTTATGCCCTAAGTCTTTAACATAAACTCTTTGGTCGTTCATTAGTCTCTCCAATCCATTGGCGTTGGTGCAGTGCTGATTGCCTTGCACTCTTTACATTCTTGCTTCAAGTCATACCAGCCCACCTCTCTTGTCTCTTCATCCCACATTACTGTGACTACAAACATCTTGCAACCACAGATACAAGTGAAGATAGGTGTGCCAGTTAGGTCTAACATCAATACCAGTTTCTGGAAACGTGATGCGACCACGCCCTGCACGGTGTGCCATAGCGATGCTTGATATAGCGGTAAGCATTAAGGATTTGTATTGCTGGGTCTGTGTTCTTTTCCTTTAACATTTGTGCGATACCGAATGCGCTACTACCCTGTTGATTCTTGGCTAGGTGGTCGAAGCGACTCTCAGCAGTAAACAATTTATAAACACATCGCCTTTGCTTTATATCCCAACCATAGCCAGCCTTAGCAAACTTCATAGCCATTACTTTGTTGGCTCTCTTCTGTTCCATCGTTGCCTTAGTTGGTGGCTTATGGTTAGGATTAAAGGTAACTCCAACATTAACCGATACATCATTGCCTATTGGTGCGAAGATAATTGCTACGGTAAGGATTGTCACCGCTACTATGTGTCTTTTCATTTGGATATTTTAGCAAGAGTTTGCCTAACATCCCGACGATGACGCACTTCTGAGATAAGTTTTCTATTGCTTGGCTTCTTAGTGCTAAGCATATGTCGTTCGCTCATCAGTAATCCACCCCATATAGACCCTGCTCCGCCCGTGTACTGCATATTCTCAGGCTCTAACCCTTGGGCTAGGCACTGCGCTTTGACTGGACATATGTTGCATATCTGTATAGCCTCTACGCTTCGCAAGACTTGTAGTTTTTGTTCGTCTTCAAAGATAGAGTTCTCATAGTGCCATATGTCAGCGTCAGGATGACCATTACATAACCCTTGTTCGTGCCAACTTCTATCCTTTAGTGGCATTAGATGACCGCCTTTAATTGGGTTACGGGTAAAACATTAACTGCTTGCCCTTGGTGTTCGTCTTGCCATAATGTTTTGGCTTCTACTTGATGTTCGTAAAGCCATTCGTCTTGCTCTGTGTAGGTCATAGTTGCCCATTGTGCGGGCAATTCTGTGCCCTCTGGTAACCAGACATTGACTACCTTTACGCCCTTTGTTTCATACACCACTTGAAAATGTTGTGTCATTTCGTTGCTCCTATCTGTTCATCTTCACATTGTGAACAGGTCAAAGAGTTGTAAGTGTTGTGGTCAAACTCTTCTTTACATTCCTTGCATTTAATAAAGTCTGAGTCATCATAGAACCAAGGGTCATTGAGTTGTGGTTCACTCATCTTCGTTGTCCTCTGTCATCAACCCGCAATCCTTGAGTGCTTGAATCGCTTCGTGTAATGTCTTTAGTGCTAGGGCTTGCGTCTCTTCTGTTGTCATAGGTAACTCTCCTCTAAAGTTTCATCTGATAGTTCATCTAATTTGTAGGCTAAAGAATAGTTGTCATCGTTTTCCCAGTCAATAGCCCAGTCGGGTGTCTCAATCCAGTTTGAAGTGCGTTGTAATTCTGTGAACTGTAACTCGAATCCGTCCCATTTATCCCAATGAAGAATTACCGAGTACTCCTGTCCTTCGTGCTCGAATCTAATCCATTTATCGTAGGCAGTATCGTCTTTGGTTACTGAGTTTAGTTTCATTTAGTTGTCTCCTGTCTTTGGGCAGTCCGTGTATGGGTTCTCTTGTCCTTCGTTGTCTTCACACATACACCAGTTAAACTTAGCCACTTGTGTTTCGTGTGTCAACTCTGCAAGTTCGCTCCAAGATAGTTGTTCTTCTTCGTTCATACATTTATCCCCTGTTCATTGTTGTGTTGTATCTGTGAGTCCATAGCACAGTCATCGCAGACAGGCTCAAACCATACTGAACTTCTCATAATTTCCCAACCGCAAGATTTACATACAACCATTGGTTGAGTTAGTAGTTCTTCTTTATTCATTTTGTATTCCTTCCGTGTTGGCATTCGTTGATAGGTCGTAGACAGTCTCCACAAATTGCAAGTGTGCTATTCATTATTCGCCCCAATACTTAACAATAGTTTTCATTGTTTGGTGGATATCGCAGGTACAATCTGCGCCCCCCATATTTTCGTGAAATTCAAAATGGTTGAGGTTGTCCTCATAGATAGCGGTAACTAATTCGTCTATGCTCTGCGGTTTCGTTGTGGTTTCCATTAGTTGCCACGCTCCCCCATTGACTTAATACGCTTGTATTCTGCGGGACTTACGGTGATTTTAATACTCTCGCCGTCGTCGTATCCTGCAATAGCCCCGCGTCCCTCGTAGCCCTCTTCTATCCACCCCAAAGGTTGCCCCGTTGCGGTAGTTCGTAGCCACCCACGGCGAGGGTTTCCGCTTGTTGTGTTTGTTGTTCCAATATAAATTAACATTTAATTTTCTCCTATCGTTTCGTTGTTTAGTATTCCTACAATGCAGAGCAAGACTATCGGCAGAATTGCCAAAAGTAAAGCGTTCATATTCTGTCCTCACAATCTCGGCTCATTGTGTCGCCACAATCGGGGCACACTTGCCGATAACATTCCACCTCGTGCCCCTCTATGTCGCAATCTTCCCAAACCCAATCGCTTACACAATCCTTTATTGTTTTCATTTGTTGCCCCCCTGTCGTTCGTCGTATGCTTTTACGCGTTCCATTCCTCGCTTGTGTGCGTCCCATAGATTAACTAATCCGTAAGAGATAAGCAACCCTGAACCAAACAAACAAACCAAATATAGGGCGGTTAGCAATGCGTCCATTATGCGCTCACCCTGTCGCCCTCTGTGAGTGCGAGGAACTTACTGTGTCCCGCTATGTCTCCAACACTTAGGCACAATTCACCCGCGTGTTTAGCGCAGAGATACTGCGCCACAATAAACCCCGACACGGTGACCCGTGCCATATTCCCGCACTTGTCGCACTTGTCGCTCATTAGTTGCTCACCAAACTTTCTGCAATAGCACGGCGAACATAGTTTGTGTGCTTGCTTGTTGTCACGCTGAACTTTTGCTCTACTACATACCAACCCTCTATTGAGTGCCAAGCGATAGGTGTGCCGTATGAATAAACAACATATAGCGCGGTCATACGGTTAAAGTCTGCGATTAATCGCGCCGTTTCTTGGTTATCTAGTCTTCCTGTCTGTGGTGTGTATCGCTCTGCCTTGCCCGATAGTGCACTTGCCTTGAACTCTTGGCGTGTTGCTATGTAATGAATTGCGTCTCTCTGGTTCACTTTATTTTCTCCTGTTCGTTTGTCGTTCTGGTAGGTTCCTACCCGTGCCCCGCTAGAGTCTCGCACTCTGCGCCCTCTGTCAAGGGTGCGGGGCTGTGACTTTCGTCACATTCCTAGAAATTGTCCTCCCACATCTTAAAAGCCCAAACGCCTACACCTGCAAGAACTAAGCCAATCACGGCAAAGGGTAGAACTTGCGCCCCAATGCCCCAAACGAAGAGGGCTAGGTTGCCCGTGTTGTATGCGTCTGCTGTAACTTGTGCCCAAGTTGTCAAGTAGTTAATCATTTTGCATATTCTCCCATCATAAGGCGGGCATTGTTGCCCTACCTAGTGCCCCCGTCGGGTTGTGAACCCGTAGCCCGTAGCGCGGGGGCGGTCTTGCCTAGTTCTTTTTGGCGTATGCCTTGCGAACTTGTCTCATTACTTGTTCGTCTAGGATTAGGAACTTCTTGTGGTATTCGTAGAGGTCTTCGTCTTGGTCTTTTGTGACCCCCGCGCAAGACCCGTGAGCCCATTCAATCGCGGTTTGAATCAAATCTAGTTGGTTTTCTGTAAGGATTAGTTTCATTTTTTTCCCCTGTCGTTTGGGTTCTGCCTAGTGCTTTACCCTTATGACTTAAGTCTCCCACGCTTGGACAGGCTTGTCAAGTATTGAACACGCTCAACTTATGTGATGTCCGTCACACTTTCCCCCTCTGTGGCTTGGGGGTCTTTTGTTGATTTGTCGACAATTAGCAAGGGTCTAAAGTAGTTTAACTTTCAACCATTTCGGAACCCTTGGGATTAATCGGTCAAGGATTGAGGGGTCAATATATAACAAGGGGGGAATAGCGACACGGTTGGGGAGATAGTCACCCAATCCTTTAAGGGATTGCAATTCCATTTAGTGCCAAGATAATCCATATTAATTTACATTATGTAAAGTAAACATACCTTCAGGGTATGTCTAAGGGTCAGGTATAGGTAGAGAGTTCCCGAAACATCAGCCGTCAGGATGATTTGAGGGGGCATTGGTTAAATTCGTCAGTCTATATGTATATATAGTCACAACTAAAATTCCTGTTATATTCCTTTAATAGCCCTGTGACCAGGGCTTTTATATATATAGCCCCCCTTATAAAAATATATGAACACAGAGTGTTCGGTTTTGGCACTTCCAACAGGTTATCTTATATAGATGATAATTAATCATCTAAGTTCTAAACGAACTCGCTTCGTTTGGGACTACGCTCGTTCGTTAGTTATAATATATAAATAACTAACTGAACTAATGTTGAGTAAACGCCAGAGTTATGCCGTTCGGCAATAGGCGTTATTAGACCGCTTTATACCCAACAGAGGGCAACGAGATTTCTTACTTGGCTCCCATAAGAGGCACCAGTTTACCGACTGGCTGGGGTAATTCCAGGTAAGATACTTTTAGATGGGACACCAAATGGGACGCAAACCAGGGATACAAAACATCTCAAAGAAGGAAGCCCAGGAGCGTATGCTCCAACTTCTCGAACAGGGTGCAACTATTACCGCTGCTATGGCAGCCGTGGGGCGTAACGATGTCACCTTCCGCCAATGGTCAATGCAGGATGCTGACTTCAAGGAACGGGCTGATAAAGCCAGACTTGCTGGCAAAGGGGTCAAGGCTGACCTGAAGGAACTTAAAGATATTTCCTTCCCCGACTTCTGTGAGCAGTTCTTAGACTCTAAACTCTTCCCCCACCAGTTGAACTGGCTAGACCTGATGGAAGGCATTGAGCCTCGGTGGATGCCCGCAAATATGACATATGAGCCAGGTGAACCTGACCGTGTACTTATCAACGTACCCCCAGAGCACGCCAAGTCGACTACGATTACGACTAACTATGTAACCTACAAGATTGTCACTGACCCTAACACTAGAGTCATCATCGTCTCTAAGACTCAGGGTATGGCTCGTAAGTTCCTTGGTGCAATCAAGACAAGACTTAGCCACCCAGCCTATATGAAACTCCAGACCGCTTTTGGTCCTAATGGGGGTTACAAGGCAGATTCGACTCAATGGTCGGCAGATATGATTTACCTAGGAACAGGACGCGACTCTGGCGAAAAGGACCCTACGGTCCAAGCCTTAGGTCTTGGTTCTCAGATTTATGGTGCCCGTGCTGACTTGATTATCATCGACGATGCTGTGATGGGTGCAAATGCCCACGAGTGGGAAAAGCAGATGGAATGGCTTCAGAAAGAAGTTATTACCCGTCTTGGTCGACACGGTAAGTTAATTATCGTTGGAACCAGAGTGGCACCAGTTGACTTATACAAGATGCTGCGTGACCCAGGACAATGGTCAGGTGGGGTTTCCCCTTTCACCTACTGTGCAATGCCAGCGGTTTTAGAGTTTGATGAGAAACCTGAAAACTGGAAGACCCTGTGGGCAGAAACTGACCAGCAAGAAAACGACAAGGATGATGCGCTACCAAATGGAAATTATCCCAAGTGGGATGGACCTTCTCTCTTTAAGCGTCGCTCTCAGGTATCCCCATCTGTATGGGCTATGGTCTACCAACAAGAAGATGTCACCGAAGATTCAATCTTTAGCCCTTCCTGTATCGCAGGTTCCGTCAACGGAATGCGAAAGCGTGGTCCATTAAAGCCTGGAACACCTGGACACCCTAACTACATTGAGGGCGCTTACACCATCATCGGACTTGACCCTGCTATGGCAGGTGCTACAGGTGCAGTAGTTTGCACATACAACAAGGCTGATGGAAAAATTTACGTGCTGGATTGTGTCAATATGACTGAACCATCACCACAAAAAATTCAAGACCTGATTGAAGAATGGGTCGTTAAGTACAAGCCACAAGAACTGCGTATTGAAATCAACGCACACCAGAAGGCTTATGCACTAGATGACAACTTGAGAAACTATCTTGCTTCTCACGGATGTCAACTCAACTCACACTTTACAGGCAAGAACAAGTGGGACACCTCTTTTGGTGTAGCGTCAATGGCAATGCTCTTTGGCAACACACGAGATGGACGATTCCAAGATAACAACCTGATTGAACTACCAAGTAATGAAGGCTCTGAAGGTCTTAAGACATTAGTTCAAGAGTTGATTACCTGGAAACCTGACACACGAAACCCTACAGACTGCGTAATGGCACTGTGGTTTGCAGTCATTCGCATCCGCGAACTGATGCAACAGTCCACACGGATTGGTTCTTACACTAATAATCGCTGGGCAACACGAGCACAAAGGGCACAAAGAGGCTCTATCAATTTAGATGAAGCAATCGCTGACCAGTGGTCGCAACAATACGGATAGGATAACAATGGCATTATCAATGAAGCAGGTGTTTGCGAGAGTTGAATCTCTACGCCACCTCAACGGAGAACGCGACCAGCGTAACCTTGACGTACTCGCAGTCCGCCGTGGAAAAATTGCTGATGTCTACCCTGACTTTTTCCCAGAGGGCGTATCTGCCAACGTAGTTGCTAACTTTATTGACATTGTAGCCCGTGACCTTTCTGAAGTTATGGCTCCACTTCCTGCAGTTAACTGCTCTGCAGCAAACGCGGTCAATGACCGTGCACGTTCTTTCGCAGACAAGCGCACACGTATCGCATCAAACTACTTCCAGCACTCAGACCTTGCTGTACAGATGTACCAAGGTGCTGACTGGTACATCACATATGGTTTCCTCCCGTTCGTAATTGAATTGGATGAAGACGCAAAACTGCCACGAATCCGCATAGAGAACCCAGTGGGTGCTTACCCAGAGTTTGACCGCTATGGACGTTGTGTGGCATTTGCAAAGCGATATGCAATGACGCTAGGCGAACTCGTATCTCAGTTCCCTGATTATGAATCCCAGTTACTCGGACGCCGAGGCTATGACCAGGATTTGACTGCTCAGGTTGAGTTAATTCGCTATTACGACAAAGACCAATCAATCATCTACATCCCAAGTAAAGCAGATTTAGTTCTATCTATTGCTGCTAACCCACTTGGTAAGATGAATATTATTGTGGCACGTAAGCCATCTATTGACGGTGAACTACGTGGACAATTTGATGACATCCTTGGTATTCAATTGCTTCGCAACCGCTTTGCACTGCTTGCAGTCGAAGCAGCAGAGAAATCTGTACAAGCACCTATCGTACTTCCTTCGGATGTACAAGAGTTGCAACTTGGTGGAGATGCGGTTATCCGTACAAACAATCCAGCAGGCGTGCGTCGCGTAGAACTTTCCCTACCACAAGGCGCATTCCAAGAGTCATCTTTACTTAATCAAGAACTACGAGTTGGTGCACGTTATCCTGAAGGACGAACAGGAAACATTGATGCATCCGTAGTTACGGGACAAGGCGTTCAGGCTCTTATGGGAGCCTTTGATACTCAAGTTAAATCTGCACAAGCAATCTTTGCTGCAGCACTTCGTGATGTAATCACAACCTGTTTTGAAATTGATGAAGTAATCTTCCCAGAAGAAAAAACAATTCGTGGAGTAGATTCAGGTTCACCATATGAAATCACATACAAGCCAGCAAAAGATATTAAAAAGGATTATTCTGCTGACGTTCGTTACGGTATGCTTGCTGGTCTTAACCCAGCCCAAGGTCTTATCTTTATGTTACAGGCTCTTGGAGGAGGATTAATCTCCAAGGATATGGCGATGCGTGAACTTCCATTTACAGTTAACGTCACTCAAGAACTTGAAAAGATTGAAATTGAAAATATGCGTACTGCGCTTCTCGGTGGTATTACTGCAATGGCTCAGGCTATTCCAGCAATGGCAACTCAGGGACAAGACCCATCAGAGATGGTAAATAAGATTGCTGCGGTTATCAAGGCTCGTCAAAAGGGAACATCTCTTGAAGATGCTATTGAAGCCACATTTGCTCCGCAGCAACCAGTTCCTCCTGCTGGGGAAGCATCTATGGTTGAGCAACCGTCCCCTGCTCCCGCCGCCTCTCCAGCAGGAGGCGCTCCTTCTGCGGTCCCAGGACCAGAAGCAGCACCACAAGCAGCGCCAGACATTATGAGCATTCTCTCTAGTCTCACCGCATCAGGTGAAGCAGGCGGAAGTGTAAGAACAATCGCACGTAGATAACAGAGGCGGGGACAATGACAACAATTATAGGCGTGCAGAACGCAGACGGTTGTGTTATCGCATCTGACTCACGTGTGGCAGAGGGTGGAAAAGTTTATACACACCCTGAGATGGTTAAAGCAGTAGAACGTGGCAACTACATCATTGGTGGCGCAGGAGATTATCGCGCCTTACAAGTTGTATTACACGGATGGCAACCACCAGTTATAAGTGCAAAAGCAAAACAAAATCTTTATGAGTTTGTAATTAACAAAGTTGCACCGTCATTGAAATCAACATTAGTTGAAGCAGGAATTGAATTTAATAAAGGCTCAGAAGATTCTGATAACAAGTTTGAATTACAACTTCTTATTGGAATCAATGGAACTTTATTTGAAATAGATAGCGACTTTGCAGTTGCTATGAATGACACAGGATTTTATGCAGTTGGCTCTGGTGGAGATTACGCACTAGGTGCGCTACACGCTGGAGTATCTATATTAGATGCAATGAGAATTGCAGCAATTAACAACAATGGAACTTCGGCTCCATTTCATATTCTTGAACAAGAAATTAAGTAGGAGGAACAATGACTGGACAACCAGGACGTAGTGGCGGGGACCGCCCAACTGCACCGCAGAATAATCCTGCCAATGTTAATCCACTTGGTGGCGATGGACAATCAGGTCAAGCAAATCCAAATTACACAGGCTTTGGTTATGGACAAAACGGAGCACTAGAGGCACAGGCGGGAGCAGCAAAGATGGAGAAAGCATCAACACCTTCAGCACCACCTGCACCATCATCTATGGCTTCTATCCTTGGCGGATTAATGCCACTCAATGCTGACTCACAAGATTCTCTTCCTATTTCAGATGGTGTTGACACTGGTCGTGGGCGTGGTAGTGAAGCACTTCCTCCTGCCCTCAATGGCGATACACGCATTACTGAAAATATTGATTTAATGAAAAAGTATTTACCAGACCTTATTGATGCTGCACGTTTACCTGGTGCACCTGATTCATACAAGCGTCTAGTTAACTACGTTAAGGCAAGGCTTATTTGATGAAATGGGTAGAAAATAACTTTTTCGACCATTTAGATAAATTTGGCAATTCACTAGGGTATGACAACTTTGGCATTGCTGTTTGTCTTTCTATGGTCCCTTGGAAATCACCACAAGACCGTGATGTTTTTATTATGACATTAACTGGAGAGGATGTTAAAGGTGGCGAACCCTCAACATTTAATCCAGGAAGTGCGGTGATGTAATGCCTTCAGTATGGGATAGTTTTTTAGGTACAATCAAAGGCACAGTTGGAGCATTGCTTGGCAATGTTGCACAATCTGGTGCAGCGATGGGTACAGCACAAGCATTTAAGGGCAACCCAGCATTAGCAGCACAAGCAGCACTTGGTGCAGAGCAAGCAACATCTCGCTCACTTGAAAAGGCTGGCATTACTCCTGTAGAAAAGACTGTAGCAAAAGTTGCTGACCCAGTTCTATGGGCTGGTGAGAAGGCTGAGAAGTATGTATTCAGCCCAGTAATTGCTCGTCCAATTTCTACTGCATTTTTACTTACTGACCCAAATAGTGCTTTATATAACACAGATAAAATGGGACAAGGGTTCCAATTATCTGATATCACTGACGCGTATAAGCGAAGTGAAAAGGTTTCTCTTGGTGTAGCAATGACTAAATCAGCAATCAATCCTTTTGCTGGTATCACTACACCAATCCTTGCATCAGGTGGCATTGACTTATCAAAGGTTGACCTTTGGAATGACCAAGATGTTAAAAAGAATTTTCAAGATAATGTAACTGGACGTTGGGTTACAGGAACATCTGACTTTATTTTTAAGAACGCAGCAATCTCACTTGCTGGCGGTGCAACTCTTGGTGCACTTAAGGCTGGCGCTATGCGTGCTGGATTAAGCACATCACTTAAGGCTGGCGATATTAATGCTATGCCTGAATGGGAAAAATTAGCAACTGACCACATTGAATTTGTTAAATCAGGTGGAGCAACAGGTGTTCGTTCAAATCTTGGTGAAGATATTCAGAAGATTGCAGAATCTGATGACTTAATCTTTATTAAGAATATGACAGAAAAGCATAGCAATAACCCTAAACTTGTATCTTTGTTTAAGGATACTAAAGACCCAGAGTTTGTGCGTGATGCTCTTCTTGCTGATAAAGGATACGGTCCTGCGATTGAGCGTATTGCTGCTGCTCGTCGTTCAGATGACCTATGGTATTTATCTGATGGTAATGCACAGATTCAAGGTGACTTCATTAAGACTGGAAAGATTCCAGAGCAGACACCAGAACAACGTGCTCGTTGGATGGCAGCATTTGATGATGCTATTGCTAAAGACCCTAAGAGCCAAGAACTATTTGACACTTTTCTTAAGCAAGTTGAAAATCCTGAGACTGGCGTTATGTCAGTTGAACCAAAGTTCTTTGGTAAGGGTTATAAGCCAGCAGAACCAATTATTGGCAAAGAGGCTTTCACTGCTACACGTAACCGTGCTGCACAACTTAAGGCTGCTGCTATGCAGCGTGACTTCTCTAAGGTTGGCGGAATAAGCCAAACTGTTCTTAGTTCACGAGTTGGTGGACCAGTTACTGTTCTTATGCGTAACCTTGGAACATATATGCCTAAGGGTATTGTTTCATTCTCTGGTCTTCGCCCGTCACAAGGCATTGACGAACTGATTTCAGTATTTGATGATGTGCCTGGTTTTACAAAGGGCGACAGTTTAATTACTGTCACTGAACGCGGTGCACAGAAAACTGTATCCCAGTATCGCACAGAAGTACTAGATAGATTTGTTTCTGCTGCAACTGATGGTGACAGAGCACAACTTATCAAAGACCTAAACAAGGAACTTGCACGAGTTGTTGCTTATAATCGTGGCGTATTTGATAACGCTCTTATTGACTCTTTTGTTGATGACTTAATGCAGAATGTTAATTCTGTACACGGACAATTGCGTACACAGGGATTTGCTTATGACCCAACAGGCGCACGAATTGCAGTTAATGCAAAGACTCAGCGTCAACTTGCAAGTGCTGAGGCTATGTTGCCATTTGGTCAACTAGATAGATTGCTCAGCCGTGCTGCTCGTCAAGAGAAAACACCTATTGGAAATATCCCAGTTGATGCAACCTTGGCGGTATCTAAAGGTGCACGTGCAATATTTGAGGGTGGAAGCAAAATCTTCTCACTTGCTCAACTGTATAAATTTGCATACATACCAAAGAACTCTATTATGGAGCCAATTATTTCTGCGACTATGGCATCTGGTATGGATGTAGTAAAACCTTTGATGACTAAGGTTACTAGAGGCGCAATCGAGAAGTCAGCGAATGCAATTATGCGTGAAGTTGAGAAGAGCAAGACATTGCTTCCCAGCCGCAAGCGTGAAGTACAGCGTGAGATTCAGGCTCTTAGTAAGCAATATGACAGAGCAATCAATAACCGCGATGAAGTCTTTACTGAGTACCAGAACTTCTTCTCTGATGTGCCAGGGGTATCTCCTGCTGCACGTCGTGATTGGGCAGACATTGTTAAGGCTGACCTTCGTGACGCAGAGCGTATTGTCGACGACATTGAAGCACGCTTGAATAAGTACACGGTTGATTTTGGTAAGAACAAGCGCATTGATGTGCCTACACTTTATGGTCTACAAAGAAGAATAAAATCCTTAGAAGAATTATCTGCAACAAATACTAATAAAGAAAAACTATTCCCAAATATTAAAGAATACATAGATGGTGGTATGGGTGGTCTTCCAGAAACACGCAGTGTTGTTGGATTTGTTAGTTCAAAATATTTAGAAAAAATGCCTGGTAATCCAGTTGATAAAGAATTAGTAGATTCTTATAGAAAAATTTTTACTTCTAAAGAACTTGAAAATCCACTTATTGTTATATATGACAATGAGACAGGATTTGCCTATCTTGGTGAAGGAAATCATAGACTTCAAGCAGCCGTTGCAGAGAATATTCCTTACCTACCAGTAAGAATCGTTCGCGGTAGTGCGGATGAAATGGAAAATAGAATTAAAATGGGCAAACCTGTTTTGCAGGTTAAGAATAATAAAACCCTTCCATTCACAACTGGTGGACCCAAAGGTCCAGTTGAGTATATGCCATCAGACGTTCACCCAAGTTTTGTGTTTGATAAAAAATTTCTTGTTGAAGAGGATGCTTTTTCACGAACAAATGAAACTGCAAGAGTTGGCGCAGACATTGCTAATGCCAAGGCTGTAATTAGTAAGGCTGTTGGCGATATGAATACATTGACACCTGAACTTGGAACTTTGAATGACGAGATTGCAAATGCATACACACGCATCTCAGAGACTATGGACAAGTTTGCTCCTAAGTTAAGGGAACAAGCAGACCTTCTATCCATTGCTGAGAATCGCTATGCAAAGAAGCGTGTTATGCCAGAGACTGAAAGAGTAGTTCTTAAAAATGGACAGACTCTTGAAATACCATCTTTTACTAATCAACAATATCTTGGTGATGCATACTTTAGCGAAATTGCTAATACATCTACTCGTACACTTGAATTTCTTGGTAACAAGTCAATTGCAGGTAAAGTTAACCGTGTAACACGCAAGACTCCTGCGAAGACAACCAAGCCAACTGACCCAGGTTACTTTGACGAATTGGTATATATTGCCAATAATCATATGCGTGGAGATATCTTGGTTGACAAGATTCTTGCTGGCGCAGGGCGTGAAGAACTTCTTTCTAATTGGGCTTACACTAAGCAGGGTGCATCTTATGCACGCAATATGGGGCAATTTCCTGAAGACATTGTAAAAATCATTGATGAATCAATGTCATATGTCAATCGTTACTTACCAACTGCAGAGTCTCGCGCCATTGTGGCAAAGGGCAATGTAAAGGTTACGGATTTACAACGTGAGTTGGCTGACAAGTTGGACTCAATGGTTCCAATTCAGCCATTAGACGTTCAGTATGCTAACCCAACTACACTGAGCGGGACTATTAACCAGAATGTTGATTATTATACATCAAAACTTTGGCAACAACTAGGTCGTCCTGAAAATGTTATCCGCGAAGTATGGGGTAACGTCGAGCATCGCAACCGTACAATTACAAAACTTAATTCTTTGATTGATTCAGGTCAGACAGTTGACCTATCTACTGCTTTGTCAGTCCGTCAATCAGCAGCAGTTGAAGTTGTAAATGAAATTACTAACGTCTTCTATACAGTTCCACGTCAACACCGTGCACTATATATTGCTCGTGCAGTATCTCAGTTTCCTAATGCTTCAGCCAGTGGTATCTACCGCTATGGTCGCTTTGCAGCAAAAGAACCTGTTCGCGTTGCAGGATTCCTGAATAGTTATTATGGACTATATAACTCATTTGGCGTAGATAAGTACGGCAATCCTGTAGAAGACCCAATGAAGGCTGAGTATCTATTAGTTCCAGGTTCAAGAGAACTAGGTCTAAACAAGGGTAAGGGAATTATCCTATCTGCTCGTGCAACTAACTTTATCGCTAACCTTCCAGGTGCATCTTGGTTGGTTCCAATTGCTGTAGGACAACTGCTAAATGCAAAACCAGATTCTCAAAAGGTTATTAAAGACTTGGTTGATGCAACAATTGGCAAGATTCCTAACTATTCATATGATGAACTATTCCCATATGGAGTAGAAACTAACCTTGCAAAGCAAGCAAAGACTACATTTACTCCTGCTTGGGCACGTAACTTACAGACAGCATTTAGTAAATCAGAAACTGACTCTATGTGGATGCAATCTTATGCATCAGAATCAAATCGTCAGTGGATTCTTTATGAAATGGAACTAGGTCCAAAGCCTACAGAAGATACAGTTCTCAAGGGAACAACAGATATCTTCTTGCGTAAGGCACGCACACAGTTCTTCTCACTCTTTGGTAGCCCACAGTTTGTGGATACTTTGCCAGATAGCGTGTACAAGGATTACTACTACACACGTCTGAACAAGTACAAGGCTGAAGGAAAGACTCAGAAAGAATCCGCTGCTCTTGCAGAGGCTGACTTCCAGTCACATATGCGTCTTGCTGGTGGAGAAGACTTCCCAATGGACCGTCTATTCCTATCTGCTAAGAGTCAAGTTGCAAAGATTCCTGCTAATCAAGCAGCCTATGACCGTATCTGGAATGACTTCTCTGGTCTTGCAAAAGAACTAGAAGGTCTTGACCCATCTACTGTTGCGCTGATTACTGCTGACTTACCTATTGGTTACACAGCACAGGTTAATAAGTTCTTACAGGACCCTAATACAACATTGCCTGGTGGCACAACTCTCAACGAGAAGTTAAAGACACCTAAGCAAATTGAAGATGAACTTGAGAAATCACGTGTATGGAAAGCATACTCTGACTACAAGACTCAACTCAATGATGCTGCAAAGAAGGCTGGCTATGCTTCTTACCGTAGCGTGCCTGGCTTAGTTGATGCTATGCAGAAGTATGCAGATACATTAACTGATTACAGCACTGTATGGGGTAATGAGTACAACAAGAATGCTCGCACTGGAGACTCAGCCTGGGTTCAATCACAAGGGCTTTACAAGGTTGTCAACAATAAAGAGTTTATGACTAAGTTTGGCAAGACACAATTCTGGGAGCACGCTAAGGCATTCCTCTCATATCGTGATTCAGTTGCTAAGGCTTATAAAGATGCACCAGTTGGCACTAAGACACAGGTCCAAGACCAGTGGACAAAGTACCTAGAGGACACATTAGATATGTGGGACCCAGTAATGCAGAAGTTAATCTCACGATATTTCGTTAATGATAACCTGAAGGAGAATAAGTAATGGCTGGCAATAATGTTCCTGGCGGTCCAGTAATCACCGTTGCTCCTAAAGGTTCCACAAAGAAGATTACCTACATCTGGATGCCAGACAAGAATGGCAATCTAGTAAAGGCAGATGCTGCCAAGGTAAAGAAGGCTTTCACAACACTACCTGAGGATGCAGTTCTTGCACTACAGGAGTACCTAGTAGGCGTAGAGAACAAGACTAATCCTACTCGTGCTATGCGTAACACATTGTGGAACAGCATTGTCGACGGTGCTATTGCATCATTCAAGGATGGCAAGAAACAAACTCCTTGGGATGTTCTTAAAGGTCTTGAAAAAGCAGCACCAGATGTAACTGGAACAACCGTATCTTATACAGAGTACGACCAGTTAACAGCAGATGCCTTGCTAAGTAAGGTATCAAAGAAGATAGGGTTTGATATAAACAACCTATCTGCTGCAGATAAGACTGAGTTCTTTGACAAGTTACAGACTGAGGCTAAGGCTTCTGGCAAGATAGTAACTCGTAAGGCTGCAAATGGTGGGACTGAGCAAGTAACTACTCCATCACTATTTGATGCAGCATCTTTTACTGAGTCTTTCTTATGGGCTAAGGTCAACCTTGCCGATACAACTAAGTTACCTTCATCAGCGATTACAACAATCTCTGGGGTTAAGTCATTACTTCGTGCATATAACATTAATAACTTAAGCCAGAAAGAAGTAAATCAATTAGGCATTGACCTAGCATCTGGCTCTAAATCACTTGACACTATTAAGTTACAGTTCCAACAGAAGGCTATGAAAGATTATCCAGCCCTTGCTGACCGCTTTGCTGCTAATCCTAACCTGACTGTACGTGACGTATTTGAGCCAATCCTTAATACTATTGCAAAACTATGGGAAGTTGACCCAGAAAGTCTTGACCTTAACGACCCTAACATTGAAAAGTTAGCACGCCCAGATGGCGTAGTTGGCAAGGCTCAACCAGCATCTATTGCTGAAGCATATAACTTTGCAATCAATCATCCTAACTTTGACAAGACTTTGCAGGCTCAAGGTATGGCAAGAGATGCTGCTACAGGCGCAGCAAGAGCGATGGGATTTGGAATATAATGGCTCGTACAGATAGTCAAATGGATGCGTATCTTTTATCACCACAATATGTAGCACCAAAAACTGGAACGGCAGCATTACTTGACCAAGCCAATGCTGCTATTGCTACAACTAAAGCAAACATTGCTGCTACTCAAGCGTCGATAATGCCAACAATAGGTGCAAATACACTTGCACTTCAGGCAAAGCAAGCCACGGAAGCAGCAAATAGAGCAGCAGCATCTACTGCTAATCCGTTACTTAACAAAGCAGAAATGCCAACTGATGCCCCACCTGGTACACACTATACCTGGATTGGTGGCACAACTACTGGTTCTTGGAAATTATATAAGGATGCTCCTGGCACTACATCAAGTACATCTTCTTCTATAAATCCTGCATCTCTTGCTAAAGTTGGAAGTAATATTTTCCAAATGCTTGGAGGAATACTTTACTTTAGTGGTGTTCCATTTACTGGAACTGAAGGTGGCAAAACTTATAAAAATGGAATTGAAGTTAAGCCAGAAGAAGATGCCAGCGGTACAGATGGTACTGGTGGTGTAACTGGAACTAGCACTACTACTACTACTAAAACTGGTCCAACTCTAGCATCTGATGTATTTAAGCAAACACTTGCTATCTTCTTTGGTCCAGCAGAAATGGCTAAGCCTTGGGCTAATGAACTCTACAATATAGTATCTAAATTTTATAAGCAGGGTGCAACTTCAGAAGAAGCCTTCAATATGGCTGTTCTTGATTCAAGAAACAACCCTGCTTTAGCAGAATTTACAAAGCGTTTCAAGGGTATCTATGGATTACAAGATATGAAGCAAGCAGGTAAGGCTGTAACAGTGCCTACTATTGCTGAATACTTTGCAACTGAATCAAAGATGGGTGACATACTTAAGCAATCAAACCTTGGTGATTTGGCTAATGAAGATTTCCTTGGAGATGTTCTTGGCAAAGGCGTATCTGCAACTGAGTTTGCTAATCGAATTACAGCAATCTTTGACCGCATTGATAACGCACCAAAGAATATCAAGGATACAATCTCACGTTACTTCCCAACTGTAGACCGTATCTCTCTTGCTAAGGCTATTGCTCTTGGTGATAAAGGTGCTAAAGAACTACAGGCTCAGGTTGCAGGATATGAAGTTCTATCTGCAGCAGAGAAGCAGGGTCTTAGCGCAGGGCAACTTGTTGGTGGAACTACCGTAGAGAATGCATATCAGTATGCACTTGGTGGAGAAACTTATGACACAGCACTGACAAAGTTTGGAACAGTTGCAGCAATGCTTCCAACGGTTAACAAACTAACACAGGTTTATGGAGAAGAGACACTAGGTCAGGCTGGCGTAGAGTCAGCAGTATTTGGAAAGTCTGCTAAAGAAATCAAAAGACTTGAAGACCTAGCAAAGAAAGAAGAAGCATCCTTCTCAGGTAGAAGCGGTGTATCTCAGATAAGTCTAGCCTCACAACGTAGAGGCGCTGGCTTAATCTAACAAACAGAATCCTGAGCGGACCTACCAGCCCCGCCAGCGTAACAGACTGGTAGCAAGAGCCAGCCCAATTCCCCGATTGGTTACTGCGGCTTGCGAACTACAACGAATAGAAGGGTGGACAGTTGCTATGAGCAACAACTACTGGGACGACGAAGACGAAGACGAAACAACCATCACAGGCAATGAATCTGAAAACGACTTGCAAAAGAAATTGCGTAAGAAAATTAAAGCAGATGAAAAGCGTATGAAGGAACTCGAAGAAAAACTAGACGGATACGTCAAGAAAGAGAAAGAGTCTTCTGTCAAAGAACTCCTAGAAAAACAGGGTGTGAATCCTAAGGCTGCACGGTTAATCCTCAAAGACTTGGAAGAAGTTAACGAAGAGACAGTTCAAAACTGGCTTGACGATAATGGAGACCTCTTTGGTTATAACCCAGCAGAAGGAACACCTGAAGTAGACGGCAATCGTGCTGAATTACGTAAGCAGAACGCGGTCACACAGGGTGCAATCACACCTGACCGAGGCGAAGATATGGAAATGAAAATCGACGGAGCACAATCCGCCGAGGAACTCACCCGCATCCTCTACTCACAATCTTAAACATTCATAGTATCTAATCACCAGGAGGTGACAACTTGGCTACAAACTTTACATCGACAGACTCAGCGTCTCTCGGAGGTACAGCAAATAGCGCAGGTCTAGTACAGAAGGCATACGATAAGTTTATCGAATTTGCCCTTCGCGACGAACCCCTAATTCGTGCAGTAGCAGACAAGCGCCCAGTAAACACATCAACAAACGGAAATGTAGTTGTACTACAGAAGTACGCAGACCTCTCAAATGCTACAACAGCACTTACAGAGTCAACTGATATTGATGGCGTAACAATCGGAACACCTACATCTGTGACTATCACAATGCAGGAATTCGGTAACGCAACAACAAATACTCGTGCTCTACAGTTGTTCTCTTTGAACGCAGTAGACCCAGACATCGTTACTTTGATGGCACGTAACCAGGCAGATTCAATCGACGCACTTGCTATGACAGCACTTCGCGGCGGAACAAACGTAATCTACGCAGGTTCAACTGCAACATCAACAGCAACAATCACAGCAGCAGCAACATTGACTGCAGCAAATATCTCAAAGGCAGTAGCAAAGTTGCGTGGCAACAAGGCTTCTGGCAAGCGTGGCGCTGAGTACTGGGCTGGAATCCACCCAGATGTATCTCACGACCTAATGCTTGAAAACGGATGGCTTATCCCTAACGCATACGGTTCAGACCAAATGCGTATCTGGGCTGGAGAAGTTGGTCGCTTTAAGGGCGCATTCTTCGTAGAGTCACCACGCCTTTACTCAGCAACTGATGGTGCGTCTTCTGCAAAGAACTACCGCACAATCCTTATTGGACAGCAAGCACTTGCTGAGGCAGTGGCAGAAGAGCCACACACAGTTATCGGTCCAGTTACCGATAAGTTGAACCGCTTCCGTCCAATCGGATGGTACGGCGTTCTAGGCTTCGCACGTTTCCGTGAAGAAGCACTATACCGCATTGAGTCTGGTTCATCAATCGCTAGTTGATTGACGGGTGGGGCTAGGGAAACCTAGCCTCATCAGTAAGTTCATTAAGGAGAACAATGACAACTTATTTATTTACCACACCTGTGGTAGAAGAAGGTCCTACTGGTGGACATCGCTTGTTCTACTTCTTCCGTCTTAATCGTGGAGTAACAATCACTCGCACTGGAAGTACTTACTCCAGTGGACGTTGGTTCTCACAGGATGAACTAGAAGCAGTTGACGAGTACTGGCTAGGTGGACACGAACATCCTGGTATCAGTGAAGCAACTAAGACAGCAATGATTGCTGCAGACATTGACGTTACTGAAGCAAACTTCGTAGCAGAGTAGGGACAAATGAGTTTACATCAAAGAACAAAGCATCCTGAATATGTTGAAGGTTGCTTTGGATGCAAGATATCAACTCTTGAGTTAAGTCCAGGAGATGCAGCAAAACCAGCATCACAGAAATCGTTAGATAGTAGATTGGCGTTCTACCGCCAGGCTAAAGCAGATGGTATTCAACCTAATGGAACTCATCCAGTACAGGTTGAGGCAGCATACAAAGCAAGTGAAACATTGGGCAAAGCCTATGATGGTGGCACAATGACAAGAGCAGATAAGGTTACGAAATCCGTAGCCGAGATTATGAAAGCGGTGGAGTAATGTCAGTTAAGGGTGAGAAGTACGCATCAAAGAGTGCAATGAAGAAGCACGAGAAGTCTGAGCCAATGGCTATGAAGATGAAAGAATACGGCAAGAAGAAGATGGTTAAGAAGGCTGTTGTAAAGAAGATGGGCAAGAAGAAGTAATGAAGAAGGCAGCCAAAGTTAAGAAGGTTGCCAAAGTAATGAAGGAGTTCAAATCAGGAACTCTTCATTCAGGCAAGGGTGGACCAGTAGTTAAGTCCCGCAAGCAAGCAGTTGCTATCGCAATGAGCGAAGCAAAGATGGCAAAGAAGAAGAAGAAGAAGTAATGAACAAAGACCCTAGACTAAAGCGAGCAGGAGTTGCTGGTTTCAACAAGCCAAAGCGAACACCAAGTCACGCCACTAAATCACACGTAGTTGTGGCTAAAGAAGGCGACAAGGTTAAAACTATTCGCTTTGGTCAACAGGGTGTTACTGGGGACAAGCAACCTACGAAGCGTCAGGCTTCATTCAAAGCACGTCACGCTAAAAACATTGCCAAAGGCAAGATGTCTGCAGCGTATTGGGCTAACAAGGTTAAGTGGTAACAAACAAAGGTGGGGACAATGAACGACAAGTTAGCAATCGCCTGGTGCGATAATGGTATGGTCGATGGCAAGTTTATGCAAGGTGTTACAGATGTGATGCTCCACTCAGGAGTTGAAGTCGCAACTACCCTGCGTAGTCAAGGCAACCAGAAAGAACGAAAGAGAGACAAAGTAATTAACTACTGGTATGACGGCAATAAATCTGACTGGCTCTTATGGGTTGATTCAGATGTTGTTATTAGTCCAGATACTTTCAAGTTACTTTGGGATAACAAGGATATTAAAGAACGCCCAATCGTTACAGGTGTGTACTTTACAACTGACCAACCTGAAGAACCTTTAATGGAACCAATGCCAACATTGTTTAACTTTGTAGCCAATGGTGATGAGATAGGTATAAAGCGAGTTCATCCTTTACCTAAGGATAAGTTGTTACAAGTAGGAGCAGCGGGTATGGGATTCGTCCTAATGCACCGCAGTGTGGTTGACCGCATCCGTGAGGTACTTCCAAAGGCTCCGCTGTTTTCAGATGTAGGACACGGAAAGAATTTTATGGGTGAGGATATCTACTTCTTCGCCCTATGTGACAAGGCTGACATTCCAGTCTGGGCACACACAGCAGCAACAGTTCCGCATATGAAGCGGTTCTCCTTTGATGTTAATTACTACGATGCATTCGTAGGGAATAAGAGGAAATAATGGCGTACACCCTGAGTCAGATGATTGATGAGGTCATTCTTAATCTTGCAGGATATACATTCCAGCAAGACCGTTCGACCTACCTGAAGACTGCAGTTACTACAACCACATCTTCAAGTGCTTCGCCATTGATTCTTTCTTTGGGTTCAACTGAAAATGTTGGTAAAGGAACAATCGAAATTGATGAAGAGTTAATGTGGGTTGATTCATATGACCGCATTGCTAACACTGCAACGATTGCACCATATGGACGTGGCTACCTAGGCTCAACAGCAGCAACACACACGCTGGATACACGAGTGGTTATCTCCCCAACCTTCCCACGTTTCTCAGTTAAGCGTGCAATCAACGATACAATCCGTTCCCTTGGAGCAAACATCTTTGCTGTAAAGTCAACAACATTTACCTTCAGCCCTGCTCAGTCAACGTATGCTTTTAATAATCTCAACATTAAGAATATCCTTACAGTGTCTTGGCAATCAATTGGTCCTTCTAAGGAATGGGTTCCAGTTCGACGCTGGGACTTTGAGTCAAGTGCAGATGCCACAACATTTGGTGCAGGAGCACAAGCACTTGTTATCGGAGCAGATATGCCAATGCCAGGACGAACAGTCCGAGTTGTGTATGCAACTGACCCAGTAGCCTTTACTGCTAACACTGAAGATTATGTAACAGTAACTGGTCTTCCAGAGTCAACACGAGATGTAGTAGTTCTTGGAACTGCCTACAGACTTCTATCCTTCCTTGACCCAGCACGTGCTTCTCAGGTTAGCCCACAGGCTGATGAGACAGACAGCAAGCGTCCTTATGGCGCATCACAGAGTGCGACTAAACAACTTTATGCTTTGTATTCACAACGTCTCCAAGAAGAGACAAAGGCTCAACAACAGAATTATCCCCCACGAGTTCACTTCTCCCGCCGATAGGAACCTGAATGACAACTAGAAAATACTCATCCCGCTCTCAGCAGACAACGCTGACTGGAGCACTCACCTCATCTGGCACAAGTGCAACCGTCGTATCAGGCTCAGGTCTGCTAGGCGGTGTAACAATCTCTGCTGGTGAAATCTTCACAGTAGTAATTGACCCAGATACAGCACTCGAAGAAATTGTAGATGTCAGTGCCGTCAGTACAAACACACTAACAATCGTTCGTGGTATTGATGGTTCAACTGGACAGGCTCACTCAGCAGGTGCGGTAGTTCGCCATATGGCAATTGGTAGAGATTACCGAGAAGCCAACACTCACATCGAAGCATCCTCTGCAGTTCACGGTTTGGCTGGAACAGTAGTTGGCACAACTGACACACAGACACTTACTAACAAGACTTTAACTAGCCCAACCATCACTGGTACTGGCGCTATTGCTGGTACATTCACAGGCAACCTTACAGGTAACGTGACTGGCACAGTCTCAGGTAATGCTGGAACAGTAACTAATGGTGTCTATACAACTGACACTGGCACAGTTACTTCAACAATGATTGCTAACGGCACAATCGTAGATGCTGATATTAACTCAGCAGCAGCAATTACAAAGACAAAGATTAGCGGAACTGCTATCACAGCAGCAGATACTGGCACAGTAACTAGCACAATGATTGCCGATGGAACCATCGTTAATGCAGATATCAACTCTGCTGCAGCCATTGACAAGACCAAGATTTCTGGAACTGCAGTAACCGTAGCCGATACAGGAACTGTCACATCAACTATGATTGCTGACGGAACTATCGTTAACGCTGACGTTAACTCATCTGCTCAGATTGCCTACAGCAAGACTAACCTGACTAACAGCATCGTAGATGCAGATGTTAACGCATCCGCTGCAATTGCTTGGACAAAGATTGCTCCATCATCAACAGTATCTGCAACTGAACTTGGATATCTAGATGGTGTTACTTCTGCAGTCCAGACTCAAATAGATTCTAAGTTGGCAACTGCTACAGCAGCAAGCACATACGCTCCGCTAGCAAGCCCAGCGTTGACTGGCACACCTACTGCTCCAACTGCTACTGCTGGTACTAATACCACTCAGGTAGCAACAACAGCATTCGTAAAGACTGCAGTAGATAACGTAGTTGCAGCAGCACCTGGTGCGCTTGATACTCTTAACGAGTTAGCAACCGCGCTTGGCAATGATGCAGCATTCTCGACTACTGTTACTAATAGCCTAGCAACTAAATTGCCTCTGGCTGGTGGCACAATGTCTGGTGCTATTGCAATGGGTACTAACAAGATTACAGGAATGGGTACACCTACAGCATCAACTGATGCAGCAACTAAAGGTTATGTAGATACAGCAGCAATTGCTCCAAGCAACCTGACTGGTCCAATCACATCAGTAGGTCCAGCAACTAGCGTTGCAGCCCAGACTGGTACTGGTTCCACTTTTGTAATGCAAGCAAGCCCAACACTTACAACACCTAACATTGGTGTGGCTACTGCAACTAGTGTTAATGGAACAACAATTCCAACATCTAAGACTTTGGTTGCAACCGACTCAACTGCTTATGTGGTGCCAAGTCAGACTGGTAACTCAGGCAAGTATCTGACAACAGATGGTTCAACATCTTCTTGGGGTGCTATCTCAGGTTCTCTTGCTCAACCAACTGAACCAGCATCTC